GACAGCATCAGCAAGAAAATTAGGTTGGATGCTATGACAAAGCATATAAACCACCACATCGCGCCACTCCTATCTGTTTAGGAATCCAGCCGTCTTTTCGAGTTTGAACGTGCCTCCGGGCCGCTTCCTCTCAACAGAAACGTAGGACAGGGCAGCATGTTCCGCACAATATGCCCCTCTCTTTTTATCCATGCCACAGAACAGGAAATTCTCTGGCCTCTTGCCACTTACTACATACCGACAAGACATCGGCTTTAGGTCGGTGAACTTGATGGGGTCCATGGGCTCAGGAGCCGGTTCTGGTGGCACAAAAAGGCTAGTGATTCGCTCTAATGGTGGATTGTTAACCTTTTCAGCCTTTTGGGAAAGGCTAGGTACGACCGCAAGGGATGGGGTCTTTTTTGGTTGCGACACAGGCGCAGCAACAGGGGATTTAGGCTTAAAGCGTGCCTCACCCTCCGGCAGAAGCTCAATGACACCTTTAGAGCGCAGCCTGTTAAGCTTACCCATGATGGCATTGCGGGAGCGGCCAACGGCCGCCCCTATTTGTGAGCCTGTCTTACGCTCTTTCCAGAGCCTTATGATCAGGGCTTCTTCTTCATCAGAGATAGGTCTAGGCACTTGGCTCATCCTTTTGCGGTGCAGCAAAGTTGGCCAAAGTTTCCAATGATTCTGGTGTTGGCGCGGCTTCTTGGCGGCGCTTGGGAGCGAACCGCCGTGCCATGGCGGCAATGTCATCTTCCAATGCCGTGCCGACAGACTCCGGCACTATGGCAAACTGACCACCAAAGGCCATGTGCTTAACAGCCATGACATAATGCTCGGGGTTTAGACGGTCTTCCTGCAAGCGGCCAAGTGAAATGGCGACTTCCACAAGAGCGATGTCATGGGGTGATAGGTGCTTGTTTAAGATCAGGGTCGCAATTTGAGCGATCCTGTCATAGCACATTTCTTCGGGGCCGTAGGTTCGGGCGTGCCTTTTGGATACCTGATCCGCGTTCGTCAGAATTTCCGAATGATTCATAATTGCTCTCCCGTTCGATATACTCTTGCACTTTTCCGATATGTGCGGTGTTGATGATCATGTCGCCTTTATCTTCCCATTCGGTTTCTCCAAATGGGTTTTGCATACGATAAAAGAGACGGCAAAACACAAACTCCTGCTCATTCATGAGCCTGTAGAAGTCACGCAGGGTTTGGCAGTCTGTATCGACTGTAATTTGATGAACCATATACCCGCTTGCGCTAGGCATGTTCATTGTCATGAGCAGTTTCATTTTTACTCCGTGTCGCGCCTTACTACTGATCCATCCATTTTCTTTTTCCATTTTGAATGCCGCCCACCGGGGAGCGGATTTTTGGTTTTCTTCGCGCCAATGTGGCGTTGATGTATCCGCTTCACTTTTGCAATGAGTGGAGCATCCACAGTAGCGGTATGCCTACGATGGCAAGACCTGTGAGCAACCAGCCAGTTACTCTCATCATCTTTGCCACCAGCCTCAAGTGGTATGTCATGTGATACGTCCCAATCTTCGCCGGGGCGGACCTTCATACTGCAAAGGTGGCAGACCCCACCATGCCGCATAAAAATGTCAGCCCTCATTTTAGAGGTAATACGAACCCGTTTCATTGTTTTGTCTGATGATCAACGTCGAAGTCTTCAACATCATCCTCGTTATATGGGCACCATGGGGCGATACCCATGCTGTCGCTGTCTTGTATCATTCTAACTGTGGAGGCATTTATTTTTGACAAAGAAGCTAATGCTTCATTCAAATCATCGCAGGAGTTAACGACAATGCTGGTTAGAATTGGGACGATACAATGCAACGCATCATTTGCGTTAAGCTCCTCAAGTAAACCCATAATTTCCATTTGGATTTCAAAACGGCGCTTCATGGATTCTAAATGCTCTTCTAATCCTGCCTTTTCAAGCATTTCACGCACTTCGTCAGGCATATTCTTCACGATCTCATCAAACATATCTTTCTCCTCGTCGCTCATAGCTTCATTTCCGCTCGTTTAGTGGCATTGTAGCTTTGCCATTCATAGAATTTCATTTCGATGTATTTCAGTTGCACTTTAAGAAGGTTGGCCTCTTTTCGTGCCTCAACCATGCTGGCAACAAAGTCCTGCCACTCATCAGATGCCTTAACGGCAATCTCAGCGCGGTTCACGGGCTTATCGGTATGTTCTAGCATAAGCTGTGAATAGAAAGCTGATTTTGTTTCCTCGCGCAGCGTGGCAGCGGAGTCAGCATCAACCCACTTTTTAGCTATAATTCGATATTCTTCACTTATCGGTCTGTCTTCTGTCATCGTTGTATCTCAACATATTGCAGTCAGCCATATTGATATATGCGTTGTCTCTTATTGCCGTGCCACCATTCACGGTAGCTTTTGTTTCAGTTTTTTCAACGCGGAATGGGGCGCACCAACCCAGCTCAGGGTCCCATATCTTTTTCCATAGTAGCATATCATCATTAACGAGGTAAAGGAACCCAAGTAAAGGTATGTGAAGCTCTTCTGCTATCTTTTTAGCACTTAAAACTTTTTCGAGCGTCACAAGCCAATCATGGCCAAAAACTTCGTTAAATTTTGTATGCGTCATTGTCCTACATTTTGTCTCAACGACAGCCGAACATTTCCCATCTTTTGTCAAAATTGCATCGACAGAACATGGTTTGTTTTTTGGCGTTTCGTTATAGACAATGTTGGGATAGTGGCTGTGCCATATTTCTATGGCACGTTGCTCTTGTTGGACGGTAGCTTGTCCTTTTTCAGTTAGGATATCTAACATTAAAAAGGCACATCATCGTCAATGTCTGTTTTAGGCTGTTCGCGGGGCTCTTGGCGCGGTTCTTTCTCTTTGAAAGAATAGCTAAACCATGGGTCGCCGTTTTTGTCTTTGCCCTTATACCAGATGTTAACCCAAAGCTCTTTGCCAAAGGCCATCCCGGTGCCGGTATAATCAGGCTGTGAATCGCGTTCTTTGCGCTTGTTCTTAAACGCAGTGCCATTCATGTCACGAAGTTCATATTTAGACATCATATCCCCTTTCACGGATAGAGATTGTTGAGCTTACTAACTTTCTGTTCCAGTTCTTGCAGGAACGAATTAATTTCCCGTTCCAAATCTGCAATCATGGATTCATCACGGTTAATCCGTTTGCAGAAAAACTGCATATGTTCCGGCATACGAGGGTCGTATGATACGAAGTCGCACCATTTGCGGCCTGTGCAAGCCATTTGCCATTGCATTTGGGTGATGTATTTCGCCGCAAGAGCTTCGCCCAAAAGCGTCTCAATGTGCGTTGCAGTGTTGGGGCATTTGATCTCAACAAGCCCATCTTGTGCCACGAGTCCATCGGGGCTTGCTCCTGCGTTTGGAATAGTTGGGTGAGGAATAAACCCTACTTCTTCGACAAGTCCCCCTGCCTCTGCTTCATAAGCAGCCCTTGCCAAAGGTTCGGTGTTTATTCCCCACACCATTGCGGGTGACTGGTAGGAGTCCGCCGGGACTCCTGTCAGTCGCTCACAAACGAGATCGGCCATATAGTTGGCGCGAGAGGCGCTATAGCCGGATTTGGTCTTAGCGATGACATCGGCCACGCGGGACGCAGTGACCTTGCCAAGACGGGCGGCGAACCACTCTTCTGAACGCTGGTCCATTATTCAGCATCCTTCTTAGAAGCGGCCGCAGCATCGGCCTTCAAGCGGTCTTTAACATCAGCCGGAATAGCCAAGCGTTCGCCCTTGGTCAGACCTTCCCACCATTCCATCAAAGCCGCCTCGCCAAGCGATGCAGCCGATTCGCCCTTAGCGATCAGGGGCGCAAGATCGGTGGCCGGAGCTTTCTTAGGGGCTGGCGCGGGAGCCGCCGGGGCTGTGCGGTTCGTGGCGGCATTGCCGTCATCGTCTTCAGAAGCGATGGAGAGCATGGCCATAATGCCATAGCGGCGGGCATAGGTAATGCCGGAGCCAATGCCCTGTGCGTCCCACTTGTTAACTGGCATCCGCAGGGTTTCGGAAAGGAATTCGCCGCTCTTGTGGATGAGCATCGTTTCCACTTCGACCGCGCCATCGACCGTGCGCGGGGCTTGCACAATAGCCAGATCATTGACGGCCAGAGGCTCACGCACAACGGCGCGAACCGCAGCCAGATCGGCATACTTGGAACGGAACGCGGGGTTCATCCCGGTTTTGGTAGCGTCATCGATCATCCCTTGGGCCTTCGACAACGCAGCGGCCAATTCAATAATGCTGTCGGACATCTTCATCGGTATCTCCTAATGTTGGCGGGGTAGTCCACTCCCCGCAGGGTGTATTGAATATTGCAAGCGCCTGTTGACAAGTCAAGCCCCCTCTTGCATTATCAAGCCATGAAATACGACCGCGACCCTGTGCTGTTCCAAGTCTTCGCCCATTTCGGGACGATGGGAGCCTTGGCAAAGCAGCTAAATGTGACGCTACAGGCCGTTTCCGCATGGAAAAAGGTGCCGTTGCGCCATGTGCAAACCTTATCCAGTATGACGGGCATTCCGCGCGAGCGTTTAAGGCCCGATATCTATGAAGAGAGCGAAGATGACCCTTATAAACTCTAAAGCTTATGAGCTATTTCGCGCTGGCAATGATTCTGTAGACATCGCTGCAAAACTTAAAATCAGTGAGCCGGAAGCTGTTAGGGCGCTGGTGAAGGCAAGAGAGGAAAGCCGCCGTGATAATTCTGTCTCTGCCATTTCCTCCGTCGATGAAC